TGTCTTGAGCCGCCCGCTCTTTACTTACTTGAAAACTCCAGGAATGAACAATAAAGACATTAACTCAGCCCTCGGGCTGTCTATCTTTGACAATGCTAAGACTACAATGGACTTTCTTAACACCACCTATGATGAGTTTATGTGGGAGGTTAAGATGGGGCAACGCAGAGTGGCCGTGCCTAGTCAAATGATTAAGGTTGAGTACAATCAAGATGGAGAGAATGTCACAGTCAAGCGTGAATTTGAGGCTGGGCGTAATGTCTATGAACAGATTGACTCAGGAGATATGGACAAGGGGATAGGTATTACCGACCTTACAACGCCAATCCGATCAGATGACTATATCAAGGCTATCAATAAGATCCTAGCAATCTTTGAAATGCAGATAGGAGTATCTTCTGGTACCTTTACCTTTGATGGTAAGAGCTTGAAAACAGCTACTGAGGTTGTCAGCGAGAACTCAGACACTTATCAGATGAGAAACAGCATTGTCAGCTTGGTAGAGCAGTCTTTGAAAGAGCTCATTATCTCAATGTTAGAGCTAGGCAAGGCTTACGGTCTCTATAAGGGGAACATCCCTGACATGGATAAAATCAGCATTAACCTTGATGATGGAGTCTTTACAGACCGAAATGCTGAGCTGGACTACTGGGTTAAGGTTGTAAATGCTGGTTTTGCCACGGATGTCATGGCCATTGAAAAGGTGCTCAATGTTACTCCTGAAAAAGCTAAACAAATCAAAGCTGAAATCAGTGGCAATGCTATTGATGAGGCAAGCGGAGAGCGCAGTCTTGAGGATGTAGGAGTGTATGGAGAATGAACTTACTAAAACGGATTTCAGAGAACTTTATGCAACAAGTAATGTCATTTATAGGGATTAAAAGCCCCTCGCTAGAGGAGAAAGCTAGCAAGTGGAATAGTGGAGGCTATCCGTGAAAGACAAGAAGAAACCAATCAAGCTAAATGATGAGCAGCTAATGCTTGACGCTAGTCAGGTTGCAGACATCTATCATCAGCTAACTCTTGACCTTTTTGACCAGGTAATAGATCGTATCAAAGAGCGTGGCTCTGCTAGTCTCGATGACAACCCTTATATTTGGCAACTTGAAAAAATGAATGAGATGGGCCTGCTCAATGAAGATAATCTCAAGCTCATTTCTGACCGCTCAAGCATTGCTGAGGAGCAACTTAGGTATGTCATCCAAAACGAGGGCTACAAAATCTACAAAGACACCAAACAGCAGCTTTTAGAGGTGACTGGTGGAGGTGGTTTTGCTGGTAACTCTATCATTCAGACCAATCTAGCTGCTTATGTCAATCAGGCTATGGGAGATATAGATAACCTTATCAATACCACCCTGCCAATGAGTGTGAGAAAGGTATATCAGTCCATAGTCCAGGAGAGCGTGGCCAAGGTTGTCACAGGACTCATTACCTCCGAAAAGGCTATCTCTGACACAGTCATGAAATGGGCTAAAAAAGGCTTTTATGGTTTTACGGATAGCCAAGGCAAACGCTGGAGAGCTGATACCTACGCTAGGCAAGTTATCAAGTCCACGGCTTGGCGTGTCTATCGTGAGGTCAGAATGGCTCCTGCTGAGGAGTTGGGGATAGATACCTTTTACTATCACAAAAAGGCCACAGCAAGAGAGATGTGCGCTCCTTTGCAGCATCAGATTGTAACCACTGGAGTTGCTAGGACGGAAAAAGGGGAGCGTATTTTGGCGCTATCAGACTACGGCTATGGATATGCTGGAGGCTGTCAGGGTATTAACTGTACTCATGAGATGACACCATACATTCCGGGGGCTAACTACAAGCCTGATTTGCCTGACGAGTTAAGAGACTTGACTCCAGAGCAAGCGATAGAAAACGCAAACGTACAGGCCAAGCAGAGAGCCCTAGAGCGCTCTATCAGACAGTCCAAGGAATTTCTCCACGTTGCAGAGAAACTAGGTGACAGCGAGCTAATAGACAAGTATAAGAGCAAGGTTAGGATCCAACAGGGAGCCATGAGAGACTATCTCAAACAGCATCCGTTTCTACATCGTGATTACGCTAGAGAGAAGTACTACTACAATGATGACGCTGTTCAAAAGTTATACAAAACTATTGACAAACGCTCTAAAAAAGAGTATTCTGAAATACTACAAAATTTGGGAAATAAAGCACCCAAGTCTTATAGTGACTTCAAGTCGTTGAGTCGATCAGAAAAAGAGTCTTTGAGACAAGATAACAAGGTAGCATCTTATGTATGGTCTAGCACCAAGGAAAAACTGACTGACAAACAAAAACAACAAGCTGTAGATGCTTACTACAATTTCAAACAACATGGTGTAAGATTTGGCGGTCACGCCATTTCACAGTACATAGCTAGAATGCGTAGACCTAACGGACGCTTGATGTACAATTTTGACTCTATTTTAACAGTCGCTAGCCTGCCCTTGAATTATCAATCAGAGCACAAAGGACGTAAGGCTAAATATTATAATCGGTTGCTATTGATTTATGAAAACAATTCTGACGAAATTGTAACTTTCATGAAGACCAGCAAACCAGCAAAAACATTGACGGAGATTAAGTGATGAAGTATTCAAACGTTATTTTAGATATGCTAAAAAGAGGTGTAAATGGTGATGTTGATGATTACTATGATTTTTTTCTTGAACTCACTGCCAAATTAGGCGAAGACGAGGCTTTTGCTGATGGTTTGATAGCAGAGAATGAGCCTCTTTTTGATCTCATCAATGATGAACCAATGTATTATTTCTATGTTGAAGAAGATACAGAGGATAGAGAATTGTGTAGGAGATTTCTTGAACCATACTACAACAAAGCAAAACAGTTAGTAAAACTTAGCGCTTAGTTTAATCTAGGCCTTAGACAGAAAAGTAAAATAAAAAGCACGTTTGATCGTGCTAGTTTCTTGCCTGCTGAACTCATCATTTTAAGTTCCTTTTTGTTACCTTTTATGTTTTCTCAACTTATTTGAATTTAATAGTTTTTGAGAAAATCAAGTTAGATTTAGAGCAGGCTTATGCCTGTTTTTCTGTACCTAATCACTGCAAGATAACAAAATGCTTTAATTTTAAGAAATATCTTACAGAAAGCCTACAACAGTGGGCTTTTTGCTTTGTCTTAAAAGCTTGATTTCTGGGTTTGTTTAGAGATTTGCTAGTAAGGTTATTGGTGTATCTGAGTCTATCTATGCCAAGGATTAAGCGATGCTGATGATATAAATCTGGCATGCTATAATATTTTAGCCCCCTCGCTTTAAGGAAGGGAGGTGTTATGTATGCTAGAGTTACTTTCCCTTTTTCTAGCTCCGTTACTTGTTAACGTACTATCTGAGCTTTTCAAGCTATGGATAAAGAGACGTAGCACCCTTTTAGAGGGTAGCAAAAAACCCCATCGGTGGCACGGTGGGGCTTTTTTAGTTACATATGCTGTAACTTTACTCACATTGTAAGTTCATTCTAACACAACCCTTTCGATATTTCAAGCCTTTGTTTTGATATTCCTCAGAGTGTGTTTGTGGTTTGAGTCCGCTTTACTGAAATTAGCCCACGCGCTACCAAGTTCCATTCTACAGCAAAGAAATCAACTCTTTTCTAGGGGATTTCCGCCCTCATTTTTGTCTTTTGTGCTAAAATAGACTTATAAATTGAAAATAAGGAATGTTTATGAAATCAGGTAATGGTTTTTGGAAAGGCTGTCTCTATTTTTGGGGCTTCTTGTTCTTACTGGGCCTTTTGGTCCAATATGCTCTTCCGCTTGCGGCTTGTGTACTGCTAGGCTATGGTGGTTATCGCCTCTATAAACGTTGGCGCTATCCTCTTTTGCAGGATCGTTCTCTCGACGATCAGATTGAGCTTTTAAAAGCTCGGATTCGCCAGGCGGACAAAGATATTCAGCAGTTAGAGGGAGTCTTGGTAGAGAAAGGTTCAGAGTCCTATAAGAGTCTGGCCAATCAAGTATTAATCGAACTGCGGGAAATCCATCAGGAGGCGGATCGTCTCAAGTCCTATATCGATGCTGCTGTCTATAATCGTATTGATAAAAAGGTTCGTACAGTAAGGGCAACTATCGATGTTCAGCTAGAACGTTTGGATAGAGAAAGTCAGGTAGATCTTGAAAATGCGGAGCCAGAGGAATTAGCTCCAGAATTGTCCCAGACCTTGGCCAATATTGCTATTGATCATCAGGCTATTTTAGACAAGATTGCTACCTCTGCCGAGGGGGATAAGGAAGAATTGACGGCCATTCATAGTTTGAAGATGGAGAAATTCCAAACGATTCTAGAAGGTTATTTAAAGATTAAGGCCAATCCTAAAAACTATAATCGAGCAGAAGAACGCTTAGAGCAAGCTAAAGCAGCAATCGAACAATTTGACCTTGAGTTGGACCAGGTGTTGAGAGAACTCAATGAAACAGATATGCGTGATTTTGATATCAGTCTGCGTATCCTAGAAAAAGATCGTAAAGAATAGGTTAGAAATAAAGGAGTAACCATGACAGAATTTAATTTCGATATTGACCAGATTGCCAATAATACGGTAGCTAAGGTGGATAAAACAACCCAAATCATCGAGACAAATACTGGCTCAGACAAGACCTTGACCTTCCTTGAAAAGTTGAGCCCTGAGCAACAAGAAGGGATTAAGGCACACGTGCCTCAGTTGGTAGACCAGTTTGTCACCAATCAAAACGCTCTTTTAGACTTTGGCCAATCTGCTGTAGAAGGTGTGAACAATACGGTCAATCGTATCTTGTCAGAACAAAAGAAACTACAAATTCCCCAAGTGGATGATCTTCTCAAAAATACCAACCGTGAGTTGCAAGGCTTTGTCGTCAAATACAAGAACGCTGAAATTGCTGAGTTAGAAGAGAAGCCAAACTTTTTGCAACGTTTGTTTAACAAGAGCAAAAATACGCTACAGGAATTTTACTTTGATTCAAAAACAGTGGAGCAAAAGCTCGATGGTATGGCTGCCGCAGTGGTCAAGCAAGAAGATGTGCTAGCTCGAAATATCGTCTCAGCTGAGATGTTGATTGAGGATAATACCAAATCCATTGAAAATCTAGTGGGAGTGATTTCCTTTATCGAAGCCAGCCAGACAGAAGCTGGCAAGCGCGCTGCCGAACTGAAAGCTCAAGCTGACCAACTCGATACAAGTACGGTGGAATACCAGACCAAGTCACAAGAATTGGCCCGCATGGCTGAAGTGGTCAATACTCTCGAACAACAGCACACTGAGTATGTCAGCCGTCTCTATGTTGCCTGGGCAACAACACCTCAGATGCGCAATCTTGTGAAGGTGTCATCTGATATGCGCCAAAAATTGGGCATGCTTCGTCGCAATACGATTCCTACAATGAAGCTTTCCATTGCCCAACTGGGTATTTTGCAACAATCAATGAAATCAGGTGTCGTGGCAGATGCCATTGTCAATGCCAATAATGCTGCCCTTCAGATGCTAGCTGAAACCAGTAAGGAAGTGATTCCGCAGATGGAAAGAATTGCACAAAGCCCGACAGTCGCTGTCGAATCTGTTACCAAACTGGCTGAAAGTCTGGTCGCTCAAAACCAAGGTATCGTCGCAGCAATTGAATTGGGACGCCAGAAACGTGCCCAACTAGAAACAACCATCGTCAAGTCCGCAGAAATGATCAACGATTCTGTCAAGCTACGCGATGAGAAAATCGTCCAAGCCCTTCTAGACCAAGGCAAGGCCGCCCAGAAAGAAGTACAAGAATAATACACAAGTTCCCTGTAATGTAGATTTGCAGGGGATTTTGCTTGTTTTAGTAGAAGTTTGAAGGTCAGGGAATTCTTGCTAGATTTAGAGAGAATACCCTAGAAAACCTTTTCACTACTAGTCTTTTATGATACAATGGAAGGAAGTAAAGGCGCTGTTTTTTCGATGTCGCAACGCCTTGGATAAATGAAAAGGAAGAGTCCCTATGGTTTTCAGATTTAAGCAAATAACTAGCTTGCATATATATAAACTCGCGTTTTCATACCCATTTTCAAAACCTGCCAATCTTTTTGGTAGGCTTTTTGCGTTGTAGAAATGGGGTATGAACATGATGTACACGTTATCAAAAGAATTAGAACAAGAACTCATCGTTTCAGCACCTGAGTTACAGGCTAGTTATGCTGCCATCGTAGAGTACCTAGAAGCTATAAACCAGAAAGAAGCATCTGGAAGCAATTCTCAGGAACTCCAGAACCAGCTTGCTATTCAGCTGGGACGTTTAGAAGATTTGGTGCAGGGCTATATCCAAATAAAGAAGAACCCGCATCACTACCTAGATGCAGATAAAGACCTGACGGCAGGCTATCAAGCCATAAAAGGGACGGAGCAAGCTCTTCTTGAAAAATTACAACATCTTAATCAATCAGCCTTGCAGGATTTCCATATCAGTCAGAGACTCTCTCCTAAAGACGAGACTGCTATTCCTATAGCAGATAAAGCTAAAACTAAACAGGAATTGGCTATCGAGCGGGATTTGATTAACCAGCTGACAAAGGGAGAAAGTCAATGGGTGTATCGACCTGAGTTAAATACAGAAGACCTCCTATGGGGAAACTTTTTTGCTAAGCTGGAAGCCAATAATGTCCGCATTTTGCAAGACCATCCCCTTACAAATTCAGAGAAAAATCAAATCAAAAACCAGCTCAATTTTGTCAACTTCTATGAAGCAGCTAAGTGGATAGCTGGGGAAAATGGCATTGCTAAGGTGCAGGTTCAACGTGAAGATGCTAGTCTAGGAACGATTCGCTTGGAAGTCTTGTGGAGAAACAATGTCGCTGGTGGCAAATCCAGCTATGAGGTTGTCAACCAAGTCATCACAGGCGGAGAAGGGATTCGCCAGCGCCGTGGGGATGTGACTTTGTTAATCAATGGTCTGCCCATGATTCAGATCGAACTGAAAAGTCGTTCTCATCCTTATATGGATGCCTTCCCCCAGAGTAAGAAAAACGCACAAA